CTTGTGGGAACGGTACGGAATCTTCAACCAAGTCTTGCGACGAATCACCGCAAGACCTGGCATACCGTTGTTTTGCATATTGAGCAGATTCTGATATTGCTCAGGTGTGCCATAACACAACCCGCCGTTCCAGCGACCGCGCACATTCACGGCGTCACCTTGCAGAACTAGACCGTCAAAGAAGTTCGGATCCATCGTGTCATCGACTGGCAGATGTGTACACCATTCCGCTGTTGCTTCACGCACACCCACATTCACACACGGCCAGATACGGTCATCCCAATACGGCACAACCTTCCACCAAGACGGCACATCAACTCTTGCAGTCGTCACAAGAATGACCTCTTGCGGTTTGACCATCAAGCCCTCAATCGAAGCAATGAACCCTTCACCGAACCGATCCCAATAGTTCTGCTCAAACGGTGAGATGACCGCTACCGGCGACGGTACCACGACAACGGAGCCTTCCCTTCACGGATCCACGGAATCCACGAATCATCCATCTGCACCTCAATCAACTGTTCGCCGCGTATCGAGCGACCGACACGATAGTTCTCAGCCATGAACACATCAGGATCATCAACCATAAGTTCTTGATGAGAGAACGAACGCATCTTGTTCGCAGCCCATTCAGGTCCACCCATCCACGACACATGCCAACCTGACCGCAACTCAGGCAACTTGTATCGAGCCGACCGCATTGACTGCGCGTCACCTGACCGTTGACCCCACGGACCCGCAACCATTGTGTGTTCATCAGATAGACGCCAATACGCCGACATCACAAGACGCTTCATCATGTAACCATGCCAACCAGTTTTCAAAGTCTCTATATCGTTCGGCGACCAGATCTCATCACAATCCGCAACCGTCACAATGTCTTCGGCTTCTGGTGCAAACTGTCGCAACACGGTGAAGAGATGGTTGCGTTGCTCCGCTTCAGCAAACCAACTGCGAAGCGAAGCATCTGCTTCATAGATCTCGTAGTGGATTTTGTCGCGCCATTTGTAGAACCTGTCAAGGTCAATTCCGTGTGCTTTGGGTTGACCCATGAAAGTTGTTGCCGACTCGACAACGATGACCTTGTCTACGACATCACCGATCTCTGACAGTCGGCATTCGAGCATGTCGTGTTCTTGGTTGAACAGGATGCAGTCAAACACTCTCATCGTCGTGACTTACCTACGAGCAGGATGCGGTCGTCGTTCATCACAATCTTTGTGTCAATCGCGCAATGCTTCTCAACTTCGAGCATCAAAGACCAGATGTCAGGAATATGCCATTGCGTTTCGGCTGGGACATATTCGTGGATGACAAGCCAGTTGCATCGTGCTGCTGCTTCGGCGATGACTTCACGCCAATCAGATTGCACATACAACGTCTGCGACATGACCGCGCAATCGTACCCACCTGACTTCGCTGCGGTCAGACCGTCACCGACACGGAACTCGATGCCAGGGTAGGACGCTTTTGCTTTACGGATCGCAGCCGACGAGATGTCGTAAGCGACAACCCTTCTACCGCGCAACGCCATCAGATGTGTTTGTGTACCTTTACCGCAACCGATATCCAGTATCGAACCAAACGAGAACGCCAACATGACTGTTGAGAGCAGTCGGTAACTGATTGGCCGTAGATCTGACTGATACCACGAATCAAACTCCTCTGATTCTTCGGCGTTGTACATCGCATCAAAGTCGGTATGCGGGAACAGATAGTGATGATACTTAGCCATCAGTCCCAACTGAGATTGATTCGGCGTTGCAGATCCCACTGACCTGCGTCAAGTCGTGCGTTGCGAAGTTTGAACAACTCCATGTTTGCTCGGAAGCTCTCACGATTCTTGTCAAACAGCGACGGATCCGACAGCAACGTGGACGAGTTGTCGTGATAGACCAGCGCATCAGACTTGACAATCTTCTTGTGCAACCGTGTTGCGCGACGCTCATAGTCATTGTCTTCAAAGTATGCAGGATGGAATGCTTCGCAGAACAGTCCAACATCTTTGACAACTTCGGATCCGATCCAAGCACAACACCAACCAGGTTCACCCGCTAGATGTATCTCGTCAATGTCTGATTCTTTGTAGAACTTCTTTAGATGACCGTGACCGAAGTGCGCATCCGAGTTAAGCAGAATCCAACCTGATGCAAACGGTGTCATCTTGATTCCAAGATTCCACGATGTCGCCACACCAAGATTGCTCGGCATATCCAAGATGTATCGGTTCTCAATATTTGAGTTCTTCGGCAACGACAAACAATCCTTCTCGATCAGTCCGCCGTTGTCGATGATGATCAGATTCTCGACTGGGTAGTCGATTGACTTGATGCACCTTTCAAGCAGGTCGTATCGGTTGAGGACAGGGATGACTATGACCGGCACCATGCGGACAACTCCTTCATTGTTGGCTTCCAATACTGCTCAAATACTTGATCGGCTCCGTACCCTAGGGCATGGGTGATCGCGTCCTCAGAACGGCTCCTAGGCGCGTTATAGGCCGCTTTGAGAGCGTTCACGATGTCAGGCACGTTCGGTGTGAAGAACCATGACTTCTGTGCCGCATCCCACCACGGCTGACCCTCCACCGTCCAGCCGTCGCCGACGAGTTCTGGTTGTGCTGTGAAGTTGCTGACGATCACTCGACATCCGCAAGCCTGCGCTTCGATGACAGGAATGCCGAAGCCTTCACCCATTGAGCAGGCCAACAGAACATCGGACGCCGTGTACATCGCAGCCATCACATTCTGTGGCAACGAATGACGGTACGCATACTGATCGACCACCTTGTACTTGTCTTTCGATACACCGACCGCATCCAACAATGTTGGCAAACTAATCCCAGCCATCGCACCATCAGGTTCCGTGTACAGATACAGCACAGCATCAGGATGATCTTTGGCGAAGATTGAGAACGCAAGAATGTTCTCAGCCCAAGCCTTACGCGCAGGTTGCGAACCTTTGTTGGTCGCAACCATCGACACAACGAATCGGTCTTCTTCCCAACCCATGAACTCGCGACCAGTCATCTTCTGACCGCTCGCCAACGTCACCGACTCGGTCGGTTTGAACACCGGCTCGATTGCGTGCGGAACATACAAGTGTTCAACTCCTGCTGTCTCCAACATTCGTGAACCAAACTTTGACATTGCGATCGGTCGCACGTTCTCACGCGCACACCAAGCCAACACTTCTGGTGGCGTTGGCTGATGATCAATCGGAACCCATGACGCAATGTTCTTCAAAGTTTTCAACGAGTCAGACTTCAACACCCAAGTGTCGAAGAGTGTGATGAGCAGTGTCGGCGTTGATGGATCTTGGTTCGCCCATTCCATTGTGTGCGCGACAACTACATCGTCGGAGTATGCAGCCAATCCTTGTGGATAGATTTTGAATCCGTTCCAAGTTGATGCCGCGCCTGCGAGGCCGTACATCGCATGGACTGCTACTTGGTGGTCTTCTTTTGCGAGCCTTTGGATGACTTGCGCGGTTTGCTGTCCGTATCCTGTGGCAGCCCAAGGTGCGTTGGAATACCAAACGATTCTGAGTCGGTCGGGATTGGTAGGTCGGACACTTCCAACGAGTGCGCTACGCCCGCTCGGAGCAAACGCTCCGCTAAATACCCTGGCATCTCCACTGGGACGCCTTTCACGATTACGGTTTGCCACATGATCCTCCTAAGAATAGTGCAGATATAGAGAAAGTCCACGGCCAACCCTGCACGAAATGGCCGTGGACTTAATCCTAGTCACAGTCCTTGCGGACTGTCATGTCTGTTTTGGTGTTACTTCCTGATTATCAGGTTGTTGCACCGATGAAGTATTTGACATGTGATGTTTGTGGCAAGTTACCGTCAACACGCATTGTGGCGCGGAAGGTGACAAGGCCTGTGCTGAATGCGAAGTCATCGCTTCGATCCAGTTTGATGCCGCCAACTTGACGAACATAGTACGAAGGAAGGTGTCCGAAGATTACCGACTTCGCGCTTGTTGCTGTGTCAACGATTGCTGGGTTCTCGAATACTGGGTATCCGAGGAGCAAGTCGTTTGCATCAGCGTTCAATGCTGGTTGGAACACATAGTTGCCTGCTGTGTCTTTGAGAGAACGCATCTGACCGATTGACTTCGAGTTCATCTGGAAGCCTGAACCTGGAAGACGACGACCTGCTGTGTCTACCGAGTAGACAAGGCTGATCAAGTTGTCTGCCGTGAACGCACCAGATACACCCGTTCCGCCAGTTACGCCGGCAGCTGCTGCTGCGACGATACCTTTTGGTTGGTTTGTTCCTGATCCGACTGTCAAAGCCGAGTTCACACGGAAGCCAAGTTCATTGCCGACTTCGCTTGCCAAGAATGACAAGATGTCAACACCGCTGTCCTCGATCAACTCTGTTGAGAGCTGTACAAGGAATGAATACTTGTATGCACCCAAAGTGATGAACGAGTTGAAGATCGGATCCGACTCAGCGATTGCTGTGCCTTCGCCAGCGATTGCCGCTGTTGAGTATTGAGCAAGTGATGGAATCTGAAGGTTTTCACCTGACGCTGTGTTCAAGACTGTTGAAGTCTGGAGCATCGGACCAACGTGACGAGCAAGCATGATGACCTGATCGTAGAAAGATGTTGGAACTGGTGAACCAGTTGATGTCTTTACTACGTCACGCTTTTCAAACGAATGCGAACGAAGTTCGCCTTTCGCCATTGAGCGAATGACTTCTGCGTCTGAACGAACACCGCGTGGAGCGTCAGCGACAGGACGAACCTGGTCTGCGATCTCGCGTGTTGCTGCATCCAAACGAAGTTCACGAGCCTCATCGGCGCGGAGCTTCTCGATTGTTGCTGTGCGATCATCAAGTTCTTTGCTGATGCGCTCATATGTTTGTGTCTCTTCTGCTGACAAGTCACGCTTCTCAGCGGTTGCAACATCAAGAATCTTCTTTGCGGCTTCCCACGCTGTAGCGCGTTGAGCCATTTGTTGTTCAATAAATTGTTTCATGATTTCTCCATGATTGGTTAAGTTGTGGTGCGCAGGAAGTTGTCTTCCGATCGTAGCGGTACGCTTACCAATCTCTAGCCGTAGCGGAACGCTTACCGGCAGACCTGAGTCTATATCAGAGTCTAGATATTTTTCAAGAGTTCAAGATGCTTGGCCATCAAACTTACTGATGCAGGAACCTTGGCTGGTTCGGCACGAAGTTTGCTGACCGCACCCGACAACAGATCAGCCGACTCATCTGACAGAGTGCCACCCGCTTCAAGGACCGTGATCGCTTCAGCGAGTTTGTCTACGTCAACACCTGTGCGCTCGGCAAGGATGTCCAGCGAACGAACAGAAGCAGAAGTTGCTGTGTAGGCAGGGAAGCCAGTCACGACCGACACTTCATGCAAACGTACTTGGCGCAGTTCACGGCTCATCCCATCATCCGACCATTTGTCACCACCAGACGGAACCGAGAAGCCGAACGACATCGAGTCAACATCGCCGCGCTTCATCAACACGCTCAAGTCACGGCCAACAGTTGTGTCAGGAAGATCTGCTTCAACGAGCAAACCTTTTGAATCTTCTTGCAATCGCAAAGTCTTTGACCTTGTCGAAGCGAGAAGCATTGATGAGTCGTGGTTCATGTACATCTTGATTGGCATTCGACTCTTCAAAGATTTTTTGAATGCACCTTGTGCGATTCGCTCGATGAATGGCAACGGTTCAGAATCAGAGTTGAAGACTGCTGCATATCCTGTGAATGACATTCCGTCACCTGTTGGCCCTGCGCGAAGTTCAAACTCGTTGACTTGGATGCGGCGTGTCTCAACCTTGTTGTCTTCCATGCCTGGAATGTTAGCAAAGTATTCAGTCTTGGCGCGATGGAACGAGAACAATCCTCGTTCGTCTTTGATCTGGTTTGATTTACGCTCATACCAGTCTCGTGCCGGTTGCGGATTCAACGGGTTGATTCCCCACAGATAATGCGCGACCGCACCCGCACCAGGGAACTCGTCGTTGCTTGCGTCAGAGTTCTTTGGTGCTTGAAGATCTACTGCGTGTCTTTGCGCCCACGCATTCGCTCGCACAACTTTGTCTTCGCTGACTTGACCTCGTGCCATGTCTCGTGCCTCACGCACAGTTCGATCCACCAAACCGTCACCAGCTAAACCTTGACCGTAGTAGTCCAAACCTTTGCGAGCAGTCGTGCGAATGTAGGTAGGCACATCCAACGACACTTGACGAATTGAAGGGATGTCACCAGTTTTGATTGTTTTCGGGTCTTTGGTTGCAATACCCAGTGATGCATAGGCTTGACGTGCAGCATCATCATTGTCTATTGCCAACTTCACAGGATTCTCTTCAAGGATGTCAGCAGCTGTTTGTTTCTTGTATTCAGGTGTATCAATGCTCATGTCTTCGTTGAATTGAATATCGTTGAACTGAACACCTGCATCAGATAGTTCTTGCAAAGTTTTCTCTTCATCTGATTCTGGACGACCCGTCACAATATAAATGTAGTAATCGGGATACAACGAGTTCACATAATCCACATTCTTTTGAATGCCTCTGCCACCAGCAATTAAAGTTCCATCAATGTCAACAATGATGACTTCATCTGCGTCGGAGTTTCGTTCGCCACCAGGTTCCATATCTTCGGCGATAGACACCGCAACCATCTGATCAATCGCATCTTGTTTCGTTGTGTGACAGCCGATCACTTCGCCATCTTCTTTGACGGTTGCCCAACCAGAACAATCTGGTGACTTGTCGGTAATGAAGTAAGGCATCAGACCAACAACAATACCTCAGCATCATCGTCCAAGATGCTGAAAGTTATTGTCCCGACTGCTTGCGCTTGCATTCCGTTCAAGGTTGTTGACGCGACCGCGTAGCGTCGTTTCGGTTGGATGACTGGTATCTCGACTTCTGGTAGTGGTTCAATTTTCTTGCGTCGTGGTGCGGCGTATTGTCGTCCGCCTGAAGGTATCGGTTCTGGTGTTGGTTCTGGTGGAGTGTCGGTTGCGTCAGCGGTTGCGACCAGCCCACCAAGATCGGCTGAAGCGATTGCAGACTTGGCAACTTTTGTTGTGGCCGAAGCATCAAGTCCACCAAGATCTGCTGAAGCGATAACAGTCTTTGAGACTTTTGTTGTTGCCGAAGCGTCAAGTCCACCAAGATCGGCTGAAGCAGTAGCGGACTTCTTTGCTTTGGCTTGCGCTGAAGAATCCAATCCGCCCAGCGGTGCTGAAGCGGTGACGATGTGTTTAACAGTTGCAGTTCCTGACGACGACAATTCGCCAAGCGATGTTGAAGCAGTTGCGAAGTGTTTGACGGTCGCTGATCCTGTTGCCGATATCCCGCCGAGTGATGAAGCACCTGTTGCTGTGGTTAGGAACTCTCCGCCGTCAAGAACTCGTGTGCCGTCAAGTTGACTTGAATCAAGTATGAATGCAAGACCACCATCAAGTCCGAACGTGGCGTCGTTCAGTTGGCTCGTGTCGAGCAGGAATCTTTTCACCGCCATA